TGGGACTAGCTATTGGCTATACACAGAAAACGAAACACTTAAAGCAAACAATTTAAAATTAGAGGGCGCAGTAGCTACTCAAGAGGAGGCTATCGCTACAATGCAAGCTGACTTTAGTTTACAGACACAGCAACTTCAAAGCATGACACTAAACAGTCAGGCTATACAAAGAGAGTTAGTGAGGTATAGTAGCTTCATTAAAGAATATAAATTAACAGCAAAAATACTGGAAGACGCAGTAGAAATGGAAAGGAAAATAAATAATGGAACAAAACATGCATTCGAATCAATTGAAAAACTTAGTGCTACCGTTGACGATCTTGATGATGGTCTCCAGTTGCAGCCTACTGGGAACTAAACAACTAGAAATAACAGCAAAACCAATGGAGAGAACGATTGTTCAACCCGTTATGCCTCGTGAGATTGACTTAACTAGTCCTCAATGGATAGTTGTAAACCCAGATAATTGGGAGTACCAATTAGAAAGAATTAAAGAACAAGAAGGAGAGTTAGTATTCTTAGCAATGACAGTGCCAGATTACGAACTTATGTCAATGAACATGAAAGAATTAGAAAGATATATTACTGAGTTAAAAGATGTAGTAGTATATTATAGAGAAGTTACAATTAGCCCATTTAATTAAATGTTAGATAGGTTTTTAAACTGGATAACTCTTATCAAAGAATATAGGATAATGATGAAGGCTTCTAAATTCTTTGATAAGAACCCTGTTGTTCAAGGCAGATTTGAAGACCTTGAAGAATGGTGTATTGAACTCGAAGAAGAAATTCGAGAGTTAAAAAAGAAAATCTCTAATAAATAGGGGTAGCCTCGTAAGAGGGTTAGGAGATAAGGATGTTAGAATTCTTACAGTGGATTATAGGATGGATTCAAGTTATACCATGGTTAGTCATGTCAGCTTCAATCATAGCAGCGTGTACGGATACACCTAAAGATGACAAGTTAGTTGGAAAGATGTATAAAATTCTTGACTGGTTTGCAATCAATGTAGGTAAAGCCAAGCAGGACGCGAAGGAGAGCTAAATGGCAAATCAAGATCAATTCCAAGGCGATATGAGCCGAAACGAAGTTGAGATAGACCTTAATAAGTTTATGTCAATGGTATCAGAAATCGGTGAATTAAAAGCCAAAATAATGGAACTAGAGAATGACAAAGAGCCAGATAATCCATGGCAAAGATGGATATGGCTATCCAATATGGTGGATGCATGGCGTATCTTCCCAAGAGCTTTTCTAAGTGTGTATATGTATTTATTATATTACTGTACTTTTTGGTTTATGGAACTAGAAGTGCCGACATTAGAACAGTCAGGTCTTATTTCAATAGTTGTAGGAGCAGGTGCGGCATGGTTCGGACTATACGCAGGTACAGCTAAGGATAAAATTAATGGTGGTGGAAAATAGTTCTTGACAACATCTCATAACTTTAGTATAATATAAGTTATGAAAAAGTTTAAAGACATTAAAAAAATCAAGCCAACAAAGAAAGTAGAAAAAGTATGTAACTTCTGTAAGACTACAGAAAATGCAGACGGTCTTTGTGGCGTATATAAGTGCTGGAAGTAGAGTAATGAACTTATTTTACTTAGACGAGGATCTCGATAAGGCAGCAGAGTATCATGTTGACAAGCATATTGTTAAGATGCCACTTGAAGCTGCCCAGATTCTTTGCACAACAATTTGGATAGACGAATATCTAGGGTATGTTCCTCGTGCATTAGATGCAGACGAGCGTGAAGTTCTCAACAAGGTTAAAGCCGAAATTAAGCATTTGCCACTTGAGGAACGTCCCTACCCCTACCTCCCAATGATGTACAATCATCCTTGCACTATCTGGGCAAGAGAGTCATTGGACAACCATGAGTGGGTTCATTGTTATGCTAACGCATTGAATGATGAGTACCACTATCGTTATGGCAAGTTCCATAAATCTATAGAGCAAGTAGTAAATAAACTACCAGACCCAGTACATTTAGAGAGAGTAGGCTTTACTAAGTTCGGCTTGGCTATGCCAGAAGATCTTAGAGACTATGATAATCCGATACAAAGCTATCGTGATTATTACCATTTAGACAAAGCAACCTTCGCTAGCTGGAAATACAGAGACAAGCCACCTTGGTGGAACGAAGATTATGCTGATTACGAAAAGAGGATAACTAGAACATGAATTATAAATTTAATGAAGATGTGATAATAGCTCATCTACAAAACTATATAGATGCTACTTATGACCAGCACTATAGCATGGGTAGAATACAATCTACAGAGTTCATATTTGATGCAGACCAAGGCGAAGGCTTTTGTATAGGCAACATAATCAAATATGCACAGCGCTTCGGGAAGAAAGATGGTAGAAATGATAAAGACTTATATAAAGTTCTTCATTATGCAATCATACTTCTAGGAAGTATACAAGAAGAAAGAGAAAGAGCTTTCATTGATGACGAAGCACAAGGAAATAAAAAATGGCAGGCATAAGAAAGAAAAAAGAAGAACAACTATCAGAAACAAACATTAATAAAGTAATAGATCTGCTAAGTGCAGATAAACCTATTACTAAGAAAGAAGCGTGTGGAATACTAAACATAGCATACAACACAACACGCTTAAGTAAAATTATTGCAGACCACAACGAAACAATACAGTTTCGAGCAATACGAAAGGCACAAAATAAAGGTAAGGGCGTAACAGAAGCAGAGAAGAAGTCAATAGTAAAGTATTACTTAGATGGCGATAACGTATCTGACATTGCTAAACAGCTATATCGTTCCCCAGCTTTTATTAAGGCAGTGATAGAAAGAATGGGTATCCCCCAAAAACTTCCCGATACTGACTACGAAGGAATCAGAAATGCATTACTTCCAGACCAGTGTATATCTGAGGAGTTTAGAACAGGGGAAAGAGTATGGTCTGTAAGAGGTAATTGCCCAGCAATTATTCAAAAAGAGTGTATAACTCACGAAACAAATTACGAAGACAAGTATGGAAGTAAAGGCTACCATATTATTGAAATAGACATGGCAGAGTGTGAATCGCCATACTTCGGTTTAGTTAGAAACGCAGGAAGAAATTCTTTCCGTCTAGCATATGACTTAGGAAGTTTAAGACACTTAGGAGAATATATTTGAGCATTGGAGAAATCATATTAGCATTTTGGATAGCAGGCGTAGGCTTAGCCATGTGGAAAATATGGCGTCCCTCGTACAAAATAATTACTTTAGTAGATAGAAATAATATACTTGTAACAAGACCTATTCTATCAACAATAGTAGTAACAGTAATCTTCACAATATTTTTACCATTTATGGTAATACCTTTATTAATCCCTAATAGACTAGAAGAATTTACATTAGGATTTATAAGAGGAGCAGAGAAAATAAAATAATGGCATACAGTAAAGAAGTAATAGATAGATTTGAAGGAGTTTTAAACAACCCAGCAGAATATTCAGTAGGGAGATTTGATCCTAAAGATCCAGATGTAGCAACAGGCATGACAGGCGCACCTGCGTGTGGTGATGTTATGAAACTTCAACTAAGGATAGATCCCCTGTCTGACACGATTAAGAGTGTCAAGTTCAAAACATATGGATGTGGTAGTGCGATAGCCTCCTCATCTTTATTTGTAGATATGCTAACAGGGAAAACAATAGAAGAAGCTAAACTAATTAAAGACAGAGACATAGCAGCAGCACTTAATCTGCCGCCAATAAAACTACATTGCTCTGTATTAGCAGAAGGAAGTATTAAATCAGCAATCGAAGATTGGGAGAGCAAAACAAAATGATTGAATTTATATTCACATTACCGACTACTATAGCACATGTCTTGATCAACCTCGTAGTATGGGGTGGACTAGGTTATGTATCTGTAGAGTTTATTATTAACGAATTAAAGAACCGAGGAGTATTATGAGCTACTTACTAAAAGCCTTAATCGCTAGATTACAGGGAGAAGTAGAAGTTGCAAAAGCAAATGTGCAAGTGTACCTTAAAAATTCAGCAGGTATAGGAGAGCATGCAGGCATAGTTGAAGCTATCGAAACCGAGATAGAGAAAATCGCAAATGCAGAAGAAAAGATAAATACCATACACACGCATTTTTCAAAATAGCATTTGCCGATAGATAACGAAAAATACTTCTTGACAAGTGGTTTCAAATTCGATATAATATAGTTATATTTAAACAAGGACATACATGGGCGACAGATTCTATACGCAACAACTTGAAAGAACAGGTTGGATGCCTATAGCAAATGGCGAATGGGTCCACAAACAACGGAGAAGAAAAATGGCTTGGACAGACGAGACAAAAGCACAGGCAGTTGAAATGTATCAGGAACAAGAACCTACCCCTGAGACTTCAATGGAAGTAGTAAAAGAAATTGCAGACGAACTAGGTGAATCACCAAATGGCGTTCGCATGATCTTAACTAAAGCAGGCGTATACGTACGCAAAACACCAGCAGCGAGAAGCACAAGTGGCGGATCAACAGGTGGTGGACGAGTATCAGTAGCTGATGCTCAAGAAAGCCTTACAACAGCTTTACAAGACGCAGGACAAACCGCAGATGACGCTATCATTAGCAAACTTACAGGTAAAGCCGCAGTCTATTTCAAAACAGTTGTAGAAGCACTAAACAGTTAGTAAATAAAATTTAACCAAGACATTGCAAAATGTCTTGGTTTTTTGCATTCTTTATCTGAGACCTCAACATTTGACAATACAAAAGAATTTTTGTTAGATTAAATTGGAGGAATCAATGAAAAAAGAGGAGCTTAAAGCTAAATTGGACGAAGCAGGGGACGCTGTAATAACTTACAGAAGTCAAAACTCTAGGAAACTAAAATATAATGTTTGCACTGCTGACTTTTCTACAGAATACATTCGTCAGAAAAGAAACAGAGCAAAGGAAGGAAATCATACAGTATTGTTATTTTGTTGGGACACAGATTCCTACAGAATACTGGTTCCTGAAAATGTAACGAGTGTTGTACCTCTCAACAGAGTAATCAAAAATGATTGATTTCTCTGCACCCAATGTATATGAAAAAGTAGTTCAAGAAACTGAGCATGAACAAGTGCGTTTAACAGTATCTACCTTTAGAGGAATAGAATACCTATCAATGCGTAAATATTATTTAGACTTTGAAGAAGAGTGGAAACCTTCGAACCAAGGTATCAGTATGCCTATTGATTTTGATAACAGTAGGAATCTGTTCCAAGGACTAGTAGAAATCCTTTCCTTAGCAGAGAGTAAAAGTATTATCGAAACCGAATTCAGAGAACTGCTAGATGAGATATACCTACCATAAAATACTTCTTGACATAACCTTATAAATTTAGTATAATATACTTATGAAAAATTTAGAAGAAATAGTAAATAAAGCAAAAGTAGCATACTACAATGGTATGCCTATTATGTCTGATGAGATATACGACAGACTCGAAGATCAACTCAGTACTTTAGACCGAGTAGTCGGTATGCAAGTTGACGAGAGAAGTGCTCGCTGGTCTCATTACTATCCTATGTATTCTTTACAGAAAGTATATGATGACGAGGCTGGACCAGACTATAAAAAGCAACCAGTAGTAGTTTCCCCTAAGTTAGACGGTGCTGCCGTCAGTTTACAATACATCCAAGGCACGTTATCACTTGCCTTAACAAGAGGCGATGGCAAGAAAGGTCTTGACATTACCGACAACATTAGGCATATAGTGCCTATCAACCTTTTACCTGCCATGGGTAAAGAAATCTTACAAATCACTGGAGAAGTAGTAGCCCCTGCCACGATTAAGAATAGTCGTAACTATGCAGCGGGTGCGCTAAGTCTACATGATTCAGACGAATTTCAAAAAAGAGATTTAACTTTCATTGCGTATGGCGTCCAACCTTATCCTTCAGATGACTTTATGTTCGACATGAAGTTTCTTGGTGGGTGTGGTTTCAAAACAATAATTGATTCAGATTACACAGAGTTTCCCCAAGACGGACAAGTATGGCGTGTTATTAATAACAACGCTTTCGAAAACTTAGGGTATACTGGACATCACCCTCGAGGTGCATTTGCTCACAAAGTCAAACAAGCAGGAGTAGTTACAAAACTATTGGATGTAGTATGGCAAGTAGGTAAATCAGGAAATGTTTCCCCAGTAGGAATCTTAGAGCCTGTCAATATAGACGGAGCAACAGTCAGTAGAGCAACCTTACATAACATAGCTATTATCGAACAACTCGATTTAGAGATTGGATGTGATGTTGAAGTAATTAGAGCAGGGGAAATTATTCCCCAAATCGTAGCAAGAGTATGAGTATATTAGTTGCAAACTTAATCTTCTGGCCTCTGTGGTCATTAGTAAGTATGATTCCTTATACACTAACTCAGCTAGTCATTAATAAAAGAGGATAAAATGGTAGTAGAGATATTCGGTAAAACAAACTGTGCGTATTGTGATAAAGCAAAAGCACTAGCAGAAAGAGAAGGACACGAAGTAGAATACAAACAACTTGGTGTAGACTTTGATATGCAATTCATTGCAGAGGAGTTCCCAACAGCTCGCTCTTTTCCACAGATTAATGTCAGTGGCAACTATGTTGGTGGGTATGATGACTATGCAGCATTAGTTGCAAAGCTATGAGACAGGAAGCATTTACAGAAATATTTAGTCCTTTATTCAGAGGATTTATAAGCAGAATGTATGTGGATTATCTTGACGAGAACAAGAGTTCTTTTGTTGCAGATAATGATTACGCTACTTA